GCCGTCGACGACCAGGATTTCTGACGCAGTACGCCGTGCACGCCGGCCTCTCGAAGCCAGCGGCGGCGGAGCAGTTGAAGCGCGTCGGGATCGACTACCTGCAGCCGTTCGATTTTACTGAGGCGGACCGGTTACGGCTGGCGATGCGTCATGCGGACCGGGCGCCGTTCGCCAAACCGATCTACGTGGATCCGGCGCGCCGGCTGGCTGGAGGGGGCGCGGATGAGGATCCGGATGACGGCAAGGCCAAGGATCCCGCGTTCGCGCAGATTCAGGCGCGCAAGGAACATTTCCGGGCGGAACTCGCGCGACTGGATTTCGAGGAGCGGATCGGCAAACTGACCGAGACGGCGCGGGTCGAGGCGGAAGCGTTCCGCCTGGCCCGGCTGGTCCGTGATGCGGTGCTGAATGTGCCGTCCCGGTTGGCCGGCGTGCTGGCGGCCGAAAGCGACCAGCGCCGCATTCACGATCTGCTTGAGCGGGAGCTGCGGCAGGCGCTGGAGGCGTTGGCGAATGTGGACGCTGGTGTGGCGGCATGAGCGAGACGATTCAAACCAAAGAGTCTCCGATCGTGATGACCCCTGAGAATGCCCAGAAGTGTCACGAGGGGCGAAAGACGCAGACGCGGCGGATCATTGGTGAGCGTCAACGTGTGGGGTATCCCCACCATGAAATCGAACAGGCCGAGCTCGATGGGTTTCGCACCACGGGCAGGATGCCGTTCACCTGGCGCTGCCCCTACGGCACGGTCGGGGACCGCCTCTGGGTACGGGAAGCGTTCACGTACTGGGAAGATCCCGGCTATGAATGGACGCCCTCGCGGAAAGAACCGCGCTTTGAATATCTCAGCGGACGACGCCAAGCCGAAATCATTGAACGCTCCGGCACCGCTGGTCACGATTACCTTGTCTACAAGGCCGATGGAGCAAAACGCAGCCTTGGAGACTGGGCCTATCCCCATCCCGTCTATGATCATTGCATTGGGCGGTTCGGGAAAACGATTGCATCGATCCACATGCCGCGGTGGGCTTGCCGGACGGTGCTGGCGATCACCGAGGTTCGCGTCGAGCGGGTGCGGCAAATCAGTCAATATGATGCGCTGGCGGAAGGCGTGAGTGGCGGCCCTGATGGCGATCAGGCCGTGGCGCATTTTCAGTCGCTGTGGGCCTCCATCCACGGCCTCACGAGTTGGCATGAAAATCCCTGGGTCTGGGTGTTCTCGTTCAGGAGGGTGATATGAGGACGATGCTCTTGTGGCATCTTTTCGCCAATCTCGTCGTAGCGCTGCTGTTGAGTGCGTTTGGCGCCTTCTGGTGGTGGATGACGGGCGGAGACATCGAATGGACGCTGCTCTTCACGCTCGTGAGTTGGCTGGGGATCGTCTCAGTGGCGACCGTAATCACGTTCTGGAAGCAACGGTGACGTGCTGGCGACGCGGGGGAAATCGTGAAGGTAACTTGGCGACCCCACACAGGCAATCGCCAAGTCTAACCGGACTCAGGACACCATGACGCTACTTTTTCCCGTCACCATGCCCCGGCAGCGGCAGCCGCTCGACAACCGAGTGATCCGGGTCCTTTTTGGCGTCCTTGACCGGGATGAATCGCCCATCTCGTGCGTCGCGGCCGGCCAGTCGACTGGTCGGTTCCTTTTTGCCCATCCGTGCTCACCTCCCTCCTGGAGTGTTTTTAGTAACCACGAATCTCGAGGAGTCAAGGCCTCTAGGTCGAAATCCCCCGGTCTTTGTGGCAAGAGCTCGATGAGTGCAGACGTCTGCACTGGAGCCCCATGACCGCCGCGCTGGCCGCCCCCCGAGTCTACACCGTCGCCTTTCAGGCCGGCCTCTGCCCCGATCCGGTGCAAACGATCGACGAGTGGGCCGACGAGCAGGTGCAGCTGCCGAGCTATGTCGCCGAGTCAGGCCAGTGGCGCACGTCGCGCACGCCGTTTCTGCGCGAGATCATGCAGTGCCTCTCGCCGGTCCATCCCTGTACGAAAGTCGTCTTTATGAAATCGGTGCAGATCGGCGGGACCCAGACCGGCGTGAACTGGATGGGCTTCATGATCGATCGGGCCCCCGGCGCGATGCTCGTGGTCGAGCCGACGGTGGATGTGGCGAAGAAGCTGTCGAAGCAAAAGGTGCAGCCGCTCCTCGAGCTGACGCCGTGCCTCAAAGGCAAAGTGAAGGAGGCGCGCGCGCGGGACAGCGGGAACAGTCTCTTCAGTAAGGAATTTCTGGGCGGGCTGCTGGTCTTCACCGGGGCGAACAGCGGCATCGGGCTCCGCTTCATGAGCGCGCGCTATCTGATGCTCGACGAAGTGGATGCCTACCCGGCCGATGTCGATGGGGAAGGGCACCCGGCGGAGCTCGCGGAGAACCGGACGGCCACGTTTGCGCGGCGGAAGATCTTTGAAGTCTCGACGCCGCTCGAGGCGGACACGAGCCGGATCGAACCGGACTATGAGGGCGGCAGCCGCGGCCGGTATCACGTTCCGTGTCCGGTCTGCGGCTTCCTGCAACATCTGCAGTGGGGGCAACTGATCTTCACCTTCGAGGGCACGGTCAAGCCCCACGAGGCGGCCTATCGGTGCGCCGGTTGCCAGACCCTCATTGCTGAGCATCACAAGGGGCGCATGTTCGAGGCCGGGCGCTGGATCCATGAGGATCCTGCGAATCCCATCCGCTCCTTTCACATCAATGCGCTGTATATGCCCTACGGCTGGCCGCTCTCCTGGCCCGAGCTCGCCCGACGGTTTCTGGAGGCCAAGGCGAAAGCCGATACGGGCGACGTGCGGGCGCTGAAAGTCTTTGTCAACACGATCCTGGCCGAAACCTGGGAGGAAAAGGGCGAAGCGGTTGATCAGACGGCGCTCTATCATCGCCGCGAGCTGTATGAGGCGGCCTGCCCCGCCGGCGTGCTCGTGCTCACGGCGGCGGTCGACGTCCAGGACGATCGGCTCGAAGCCGAAATCGTCGGGTGGGGGACGGACGAGGAATCGTGGTCGATCGACTATCGCCGGTTCTACGGCTCGCCCGGGCAACCGCAGGTGTGGGCGGAGCTCACGGCCTGGCTGCGGGGCACCCGGCTCCATGCGTCCGGCGTCGCGCTGCGCGTCGAATGCGTCACGGTCGACACTGGCGGCCATCACACGAAGGAGGCGTACTGGTACGTGCGCCGGTATCGCGGCCGCTGCTATGCGCTCAAGGGGAGCAATCAGCAGGGCGCGCCGTTGATTCCCGTCCGGCCGAACCGCCCGCGCGGCTCCGGGATCTATCTGCATCACGTCGGCACCGTCGCGGCGAAGGACACCATTTTCCCGCGGTTGAAATTGACCGAGCCGGGCCCTGGCTATCTGCATTTTCCGGCGCTGCCCCAGTACGACGAAGAGTATTTCGATCAGCTCGCGAGCGAAGAGAAACGGAACAAATATGAGCGCGGCGTGCTGATGGGCTATTTCTACAAGAAGACCCGGACACGGAACGAGGCGCTCGATCTGAAGGTCTACAATCTTGCCGCGGTCGCGTTGTTGAATCCGAACTGGCCGGCGCTGGCGGAGAAAATGGGCCGGCCGGTGCAGACCGAACTGCAGACCGGTGAGGAGGGGACGGCCCCGGCCGTGCCAGCTGCGGCCGCGAGCACTCAGGCGCCCACGCCGCTGACGAAACGGCCCCCGTGGAAACGGAAGAATTTTGTGGAGGGGTGGAAATAGCTCCGTATGACGCTAGAGAATGAAAGGCGTGAAACCATGAGCATATTCTGTCGCCTCTTCTGGCATCGATGGGAGTGCTGGATTGAGCAAGAGCATCCCGGGACCTACAAAGTCTTTCAGTGTCGCCGCTGTAACATGACGAAGACGGAAGGTGTGCGGTTGCCGGATTGGCCTGTGAATCGGAGACTCGGATGACTCGTACCTGGCGCGGCTGGGCCGCACGTATTAACTGGTATTTCCTCGAGGGGAATACGGCGCTCGTTCAGGCGAAGGCTGTCCTCTACGTCGCAGCGGCGCTGAAAATTCTCGGCCTGGGATTTGTCGCGCTCGCGCTCCTCTCCCCGTTTGTCTACGCCGGGCACGTACTGATCGGCTACTGGTGGGTCCGGTGGGGGTGGTATCGCGAACTCACCGAAGTCCCAACGGTCGACGCGACGGCCCCGTTGCAACAGTGGCAGACGTACATGCTGATCCGGTTGGCCCAGCGCCTGGACGTCCCCGTGCACGGGATGGATCTCGAACGGCTCCCTGACGAACTGAAAGGAGTGGTGCGCTCATGCCCATCGAGTCACTGACGGTGGCGGTCTTGGTCGGGATGCTGGCGATGGGCACGATCGCCTCCTGCGGATGGGACCATCTCGAACTCCGCAACCGGGAAAGTTGGTGGTGGACCGGGATCCTGGCCGCCGAAGTCGTCCTGATGCCGAATCCCTATGCCGGCGCCCTCCTGGCGACCGTCCTCCTCGGACTCTTTCAGATCGGGAAAAGCTGGTACATCCTCCGTAGCTTCACGATTCCCGTGGCCGCCGTCTCCGGTGCCTATCTCTTCCTGTCGTCGGTGGTTCAGGCCTGGATGATTGCCCCGGTGCTCTGGGCGGGCGTCGCGATCGGCGGCTGGCTCGGCCTCTATGTGCTGATGGGCTGGTGGATTGGCAAGCCGATCTTCCTGATCGACTACCAGGGATGGATCGGACGCTGGATTGTATTCGAAGGGCACACGGACGTGTTTCAGCGGGAAGAAGTCCGCACGCTGTATGCCGGGCGTTTCGGGACACTGACCTGGTACGAAACCATGAACGGATTCGGACAGGTCACCGCCGGACAGACCAGCATGAATCACCTGGCCGCCGTGCAGGCGTGGTGCTGCGCCTGTGCGATGGGCCTGATCGTGATGGGGTACGCCTGGACCTGGCTGGCCGCCCCGCTCTTACTGCTCCCGCTGATTCGGCTCCATTGTCCGTTTGGTGCGTGGCACTGGCACCCACACCAGGGCGATCTGTCCCTGTTGGCCATCGCCTTCGGTTGCTGGCTGCTCTGGGAGCCATGGTCGGCCCTGGTGATCGGGGCCGTGGCTGGCCTTGGCCTCGTGATCTATGCCCGGCCATGGAATCCCCGGACCTGGCAATGGTGGGACTCGTATCGATTGACCTACTGGAAAGATGCGTTGACGTTGGTCTGGTGGCCGCAAGGCTGGCCGCAACGGCTGTTCGGATTCGGGTCGTCGACCTGGTATCTCGCGACGTGGCGCATGGGGGAAGCGAGGCATCATCACGTCTTCACGGCGGCGCACAACGAATTCCTGCAGCAACTGGTTGAACATGGGATCGTCGGCCTGCTCGTGATGCTGGCCTATGTGGGTGAGGCGCTCTGCCGGACTTATCGCGGCGGACCGGAAGGCCATGCGGTCTTCCTCCTCGGCCTCGCGTGGGTCGCCATTGCCACGGTCAGCTTTCCGGCGTCTTGGTATCACGAACACCATCCTGCGAGCAGTCGCGAAGAACACTGGTACGGCTCGCCGACGTTGAACCTGTGGACCTTCATGATCGCCGTCCTCGCCGAGGCGGTATGACCCGAAAGGAGGCCTCGATGCGATTACGAGAATTTCTCCAAACCCATCCGAAGAAAGAATTCAAACTCACGGAAATCGCCCGAGCGTCCGGGATGAGCCTGAGCGCGATCCGCTACTGGACCGATTTCAAAGGCCTGCCCTATTTCCGATCACCAGGGGGCCATCGTCGCCTTCCTCGACAGTCGGTCGAAGTGATCGCCGCCAGTATGAATATCGATTTCTCCTGAAAAGAATTTCTTCCAAAACCTCCCAAACTTCCTAGCGGGCCTCGCCGCGCCGTGGCACGGTGCGCACTATGGCTTCGCCACTCGCGTCAGCAGAACCCTCACTCGTCACACAAGGAGACACGATCAAATGGATGAAGCACATCTCGGATTATCCCGCCTCTGAGGGCTGGGCGCTCTCCTACAGTTTCAAGCCGCAATCCAATTTCTCGCTCGCGTCGCTGACCGTGCCCGGGGTCCCTGATGGCGATGGGTTTCTCGTGACGATTCCCGCCGCGAGCGCGAACCAATTGCAGCCCGGCTCGTGGGCTTATGCCGGCTACGTCAGTCTCGCGGGTGAACGCTATCAGATCGCGTCTGGCGTACTGGAGGTCACGCCGAATCTGGCGTCCGTCCAACCCGGCACCGATCTCCGCTCGCCGGCGAAGCGCGCCCTCGATGGGGCGCTGGTCGCGTGGGAATCCGTGAAACTCGGGCAGACGGTCACGCTGAACGGCCGCACCTACACCCAGCACAACCTGACCGACCTCATCAAGTACGTCAATCAATGCAAGGCCGACTACGCCAGGGAGCTTGAACAAGAACACTTCGCGAAGACGGGGATCAATCCGCGTCGCATCGGGGTGAGGTTTGCCCGTGTTTGACCGACTCCTGAATGTCTGGAGGCACTGGACTGCGCCAGCACCGGTCTCGGTTCCTGCGGTGCGCCCGTCGCGCCAGATGCGGATGTATGCCGCGGCCCGTCCGTCTCGTCTCACGGATGGTTGGGGCCAGAGTACGACGAGCGAGGACATGGAACTCGCGACCAGCCTGCGCAAGTTGCGCAACCGCTCCCGTGAGCTCTGCCGGGATTCCGCCTATGCCAAGCGGGCGAAGGTGATCGTCCAAAACAATGTCGTGGGTGCCGGGATCGGCCTCCAGGCCAAAGTCATCACCACCCGAGGCGGCCTGTTTCACCGGATCAATGACAGCATTGAAGCGGCCTGGTCGACCTGGTCCTGCAAGGATGCCTGTGATACCGGCGGGCGGCTCGATTTTGAGGATCTGGAACGGCAACTGATGGGCCAAGTGTTTGAAGCCGGGGAAATTCTGATTCGGCTCCATCGCCGTCCGTTCGGCTCCTCGCGCGTGCCCCTCGCCCTCGAAGTGATTGAACCAGAGCGGATCGCCGATGAATTTCAGCCCGGGCCGACCGGCGCCGCGAACGCGGTCCGTCTTGGGATCGAGTGCGACGCCTTTCGGCGTCCCGTCGCCTACTGGATCCGCACGCTCCATCCCGGGGAACTCCGCCTCACGGCGGAACAGCCCTCTCGTGTGGAGCGGGTCCCCGCCGACGACATTCTGCATCTGCACTTGATCGACCGCTGGCCGCAAACCCGCGGCGTGCCGTGGCTCCATGCCGCCGCGCGTCGCTTGAACGATATGGACGGACTCGGAGAAGCGGAAATCGTCGCGGCGCGGGCCGCGGCCTGTTACATGGGCTTCATCGAAACGCCCAACGGGGACCCGACCAGCTACGGCGATCCGCAACCGGACGGCTCCCGCCAAGTGCAAATGGAAGCGGGGCTGATTGAAGAACTGAAGGCTGGCGAAAAATTCAATTTCGCCGCGCCAAACCGACCGAACGCGCAGCTCGATCCATTCATGCGTTTGATGCTCCGTGAGGTCGCGGCCGGCGTGGGCGCGTCGTATGAAAGTCTCTCGCGCGATTATTCGCAGTCGAACTATTCCTCGTCTCGCCTGTCGCTCCTGGACGATCGCGATCTGTGGCGCATGCTGCAGCGGTGGTTCATTCGCAATCTGCGTCTGCCCCTCTACCGTGAATGGTTGCGGGCGGCGGTGATGGCGCGGGCCATTCCCGGCATCAGCGTCGAGGCCTATGCGCTGCAACCGGAGGCCTTCGAGGCGGTGCGCTTTAAGCCGCGCGGCTGGTCCTGGGTCGATCCGACGAAGGAAGTCGAAGCATACAAGGAAGCGGTCCGCTGCGGATTCACGACCGTCTCGCGGGTCATCGAACAAACCGGAAACGGGGACGACCTCGAGGACATCCTGCAGGAACGGAAAGACGAACTCGCCCTGATGAGTGACTACGGCCTCACGTTCGTGAGCGATCCCGTCGCGGAAGCCGAACTGGGCGCCAAAGCCAAGGCGCCGCGCGAAGGGACACCGACCGAACAGACGGAGGACGATCCGAGCGTGGAGGAAGCGGAGCGGCATCTCCGGACCGTCTCGCAGAAAGGGGACTCGCATGCCTGAAGCAGTCACGACACACAAAGGATTGCTCTGTCGCGGAGTGGAAGCGGCTGGACTCACCCTTGCGCGCCAGCACGACGACGACGTGCTCACGTTTGCCGCCAGCTCCGAGGAACCCGTTGAACGGTGGTACGGAACAGAAGTCCTGTCCCATGAGCCCGGGGCGATTCGTCTCGACCGGGCGAAGGCGGGGGCCATGCCGCTGCTGTTCAACCATCGGCTCGATGATCCGATCGGGATGATTCTTTCGGCGGCTGTGCAGGACAACCGACTCATGGTCGAAGCCAGACTCTTTAAGACCGCCCGGGCCGCCGAAGTCAAAACCATGATCGAGGGTGGCCTGCGCAACGTGTCGATCGCCTACCGCACGAACACCGTCGAAGAGGATGTGAAGAAACACATTTTCCGGGCGACGGATTGGGAACCCTTGGAAGTGTCGATGGTCACGGTGCCAGCTGATCCCACGGTCGGGATTGGTCGGGCGGACGATCGGGAGTACACGGTGAGAATGATTACAGCCAGCAACCATGCGGCGCCTGCCGCGCACAAGGAGGAACGAGCCATGCCAGATGAGAAGAAGGACGCGGCGGCCGCAGTCGAGGAGAAGCCGGCGGAGTTGAAGCCGGTGGAATACGAGCAGGTTCGCATTAAGGCCATTGAGAACCTCTGCAAGATGAGCAAGCTCGATGACAAATATCGGGATATGTTCATCGGGCAAGGCCTCTCGGTGGAACAGGTGTCCGATGAGTGCCTGAAGATTCAGGCGGAGCGCACGAAGCACAATCCGCAGACGGTCGCCAAAATCGGCCTCACGGTGCAGGACGTGAATCGCTACAGCATCGTCCGCGCCCTCGAGGCGTGCATTCAGCAGAGCTGGGCGAAGACGGCCCCGTTCGAACTGGAATGCAGCCGGGCCATTCAAGACAAGCTCGGTGTCGCGGCCGATCCGCACAAGTTTTATATCCCCTATGAAGTGCTGCAGCGCCCGGTGGCGGTGAAGCGGGGCCAGCGCGATTTGAACGTGGCGACCGTCGGCGACGGCGGCTATCTGTCCGAAACCCAGAACGTCGGGTTCATCGACATGGTGCGCAATCGGTCTGTGGCGTTCTCGATGGGGGCTCGGCGCTTGTCCGGGTTGACCGGGAGCGTAACGATCCCGCGCATGTCGGCGGCAGGGACCCCGTACTGGCAACGGAGCGAAACCGATGCCGCGACCGAAAGTCAGCAGACCTTCCAACAGGTCTCCCTCACCCCCAAAACGGCGGTCGCCTATACGGAGATCAGCCGGCGCTTGCTCCTCCAATCCAATCCCGGCGCCGAAGGCATCGTGACCGATGACTTGGCGCAGATCGTCGCGCTCGCCGCCGATCAGGCGGCTCTTCGTGGGGCGGGGTCGCTCGGGGAACCGCAAGGCATTATCGGCACCAGCGGGGTCGGGTCCGTCGCCGCCGGGTCCTTGAACTACGACAAGATCCTGGAGTTGCAGACCGATCTGGCGGACGCGAACGTGATGCCGGCGGCGGGTGGCTATGTGACCGTGCCGAGCCTCGCGCGCCTGGCCATGACCCGGCAGCGGTTCAGTTCCACGGATACGCCGCTCTGGGTCGGGAACGTGTGGGACGGACAGGTGAGCGGATTCCGCGCGATGTCCTCGAACCAACTGATCGCGGCCAGCGCAAACATTCTGTTCGGCGACTGGTCCGAGCTCGTGATCGCGGAATGGGGTGTCCTCGAGGTCGAGGTCAATCCCTATGCGAATTTCCAGGCCGGGATCATCGGCGTGCGCTGCATGTACTCGATCGACGTGGGCGTGCGTCGGCCATACGCCTTCTCACTCACGGGCCTAATGACCTAGTCGCGATCCATGCTGGACGCGGCCAATTCAGGACTGGTCAGTGGGGGGCCAATGGGACCGGACACGATGGTGACGATCAAGGCCATTAAGGGGTTCTTCGACCACAGCGGCAGAGTGCGGCAGGCGGGCGACTATGTCGATGTGCCCGCCCGTTTTGCGGCTGGACTCGTCGCCTGTCGGAAAGCGGTGCTGGAGTCGCGCCCGGCGGTGTCTCCCCCTGCGGAGGCCCCGCCTGACGCCCAGGACCCCGCGGCGGCGAAGGAACCAGAATCCGCCAAGCGTCGAGGGCCGCGTGGCCTCGATCGCGCTTGAGCAGCTGACGGCGTTAGGCGGGGAACTCGGCACCTACACGCCGTCTGGCGGGACGCCGACCACGATCCGGGCGCTCGTCTCCCCATTGCGGCGGACCGATACGCTCGGGAACCAGGCCTTTCTCTCCAAAACGTTCGAACTCTGGCTGGTGCGGTCGGACAGTGAAGGGGTCTCCCGCGTCACGGTCGGCGACACCTTCGCCATTCGACTCCATCCGGACGACGCGAATGAGACGCTTTTACGGATCGCGAAACTCTATCCGGATCGTGACTTCGGCATCCCAGGGGACGGCGTCGGCCTGTGGCATGTGGAGGCGGTGCAATGACGCTCGGCGTCGGTCAGATGGTCCTCGTCAATGGTCCGCAATTTCTCAAGGGCATCCGTGACGCGCAGTCGCTCCAAGTCAAATGGATGCGGACGGAACTCAAGCGCGGTGCGGGACGGATTCGAAAGACCTTCATTCGGGAACAGCTCCACGGGCCGCCCGGCATCAAGGCCGGGAAACTGGCGAAGGGGAACAACGTGTTCACGTTCGTCGGCGGCCAGGACGCCAAGAGCCTCCACGCGAAAATCGGGATTTCGAGGATTCTGCACGTGCATGAGCAAGGGGCGACGCTCCCGCTCGAGGGGAACGGCCCGCTCTATATCCGTGAGAATAAGGGCAAGGCCAATGAGCGGATTGTGGCCGTCGTCCCGCGCGTCACGATTCCTGCGCGCCTCCGGTTCCGTGCCTTAGTCAGAAAACAGGCCCCGGACATGCTGGAGAAAGTCGCGAAGGAAGGGGCGCGCGCCTCCGAGGTCTCGCTGCGCAAGGCCCTCCAGGCCACCGTGCAGACATTCGCATGATATGCCGGACAGCATTCAGGAACAGATTGTCAAGAAAGTCGCCTCTGCCCTGGCGGAGATCACCGCCATTCAGTCGGTCCAGCGGTTTAGCTGGGACGGGATCCTGCTGGGGACCCTGCCCGCTGTCCTCATCAAAGAAGGCGACTGCGTCGAGGAGAAGGACCATCGCACGACGACGCGGATCCGGCGACGCATGGAAGTATATCTGGTGGTGGCGCACCTCCCTGACGCGGTCGACCTCCTCAACAACCTGGTGGCCGACGTGGAGAAGCGTCTCGGGGTGTCTCGGAACTGGGACGGGTTGGCCCTCATGACCGATCCGGCGGCCTATTTAGAGTTGGACCTTGACGCCGTGACGCCCCATGTGTCGCGCGGGATGAAAGTGGAGATCGTGTACGAACAGCAACGGTATGACCCCTATAGCCAATAAGTCCGGCAACCAAGGAGGCAGATTATGGCCAGCAATGCGGTCGCAGCCTACGGCAGTTTACTGAAGCGCGGGTCGTCCCCGTCCGGATCGAACCCGCAAGCCTACACGACCATCGCCGAAGTCAAGAATATCAGCGGCCCCAGTCGTCAGGTCTCGACGATCGATGTGACGACGCACAGCTCGGCGGCCGCCGGCGCCTATCGCGAATTCATCCCGTCCTTAATTGAAGGCGGAGAGATTGAATTCGAACTGAACTATGTCCCGACCGATGCCACGCACCAGAGCCTGCAAACCGATTTGAACGCCAGGACGAAACGCGACTGGCGGCTCACGACCGCTGCGAATGCCAGCGGGGTCAGCCAGAACATCGACTTCGCTGGCTACGTGACCTCGATGCCGCATGAATTCCCGACGGACGACGTCATGAGTGCCAGCGTGACGATCAAGATCACTGGCGCGATCACATTCGGGACGCCGTCGGCCACGTAAGGCGCGGCCTGACGAAGAAGGGAGCTGTATGGGACTCACACGGGATCAGATTCTCTCGGTCTCCGATCTCACGATCGAGGCCGTCGAGGTGCCGGAATGGGGAGGGACCGTGTATGTGCGGAACCTCCCTGGTCGGTTGCGCGACAAGTTCGACGCCTCGCGCTATCGCCTGCAAGGGAACAAGGTCGAAGTCATTCATGAGAACACACGGGCGACGTTGCTCGCGTTATCGCTCTGCGATGAGCACGGGACCTTGCTCTTTACCGAGCAGGACATCGAGGCGCTCGGCGAAAAGAGCGCCGGCGTCCTGGACCGCCTCTTTGACATCGCCCAGCGACTGTCGAGCCTCAGGCCCAAGGACCTGGAGGACAAACTAAAAAACTCCGGAGCCGACCGCAACGGCGCTTTCTCTTTACGTTAGCCCTGGCGCTGGGCCGGACGGTCGGCGAACTCCAGGATTCGATGTCCTCTGAGGAACTGACCGAATGGATGGCCTTCCATCAGGACAACCCGTTCGGTCTCTGGCGGCAGGATCTTCACGCGGGCATTATCGCGGCGACCATTGCGAATGTGTATGCGAAAAAAGGTCATCGGTTCACCCCGGACGACTTCATGCCGCAATTTTACAAACCGCCCAAGCGCGCCATGACTGCTGAGGACATGGTCGCGGCGATGCGTCGAGCTGCAGGGACCTAATGGCGGATATTGGCTCCCTCATCGTCAAGATCGGTGCGGATGCGTCGGACTTGCAACGGGAGTTCGACAAGGTCGCGTCCGCCGGCAAGAATCTCGGCGATCGCGTGGCGGCGGCGGGGAAGCTCGCCGGCACCGCGATCCTCGCCGTGACGTCCGCGGCCGTCGCGAACACCCTCGCCATCGCCGCCCAAGTCGAAGAAACCGATCATCTCAGCCAGAAGACCGGGATCGCCGTGCAAACCCTGCAAGGGTGGTCCGTCGCCATGGCCGAGAACGGCTTTCAGGCCCAATCTCTCGCCACCGGCATGCGGACGCTCTCCAAGGAAATCCTTGAGGCCCAGAACCCCGCGTCCGCGGCGGCCGGTGCATTCGAGGACATGGGCATTCAGATCACCGAGCTCGGCTCCACCGAGCGCACCATCCGCGCGGTGGCCGATCGATTCAAGGACATGCCGGACGGGCCGGAAAAGGCCGCGCTCGCCGTGACACTGTTTGGCAAATCCGGCCTCGACCTGATCCCGATCCTCAACCGGGGGGCCGCCGCCCTCGATGAATCCCGGCAGGCGGCGGAACGGTTTGGATTAGTCCTCTCAAAAGATCAGGTCTCCGCGATGAACGCCGTCGACGATGCGTCGGATCGGCTCGGGAGCGCGCTGAAAGGGTTGCAGACCCAGTTCGCGGTGACCTTCGCGCCGTCCATCACCTTCTTCCTGCAACGCATGACCGAGTCGGTCGCGGCCCTGACGCAAACCGTGCTGCATCTGAACGGGGCGATGGCGGAAACCGGAAAGATTCACCCGCAGGAACAGATCGGGCGTGACATCGTGGCCAGGACGCAAGAGGCCGTCAAGGAAGAGGAGGCGTTCAACGGGGCGCTCCAGGAACGGCTCGGTGAACGTATCAAAGTCCTCGGCCTCGAGCAACAGCGACACATTCAGATCGTCGGGAAAGCCCAGGAGGCCCTCGGGAAAACCCAACTGCAGATCATTCAGCGGGAGCAGGCCGCGAGGAATGCGGCCTTCGCGCAGCACGTCGAAGAACAGGACCGCCTCCAGCGCCTGGCCGAAGGATTGGGGGAGGGGCGCCTGCGCACGTCTGGGGCGTTCGTCGAATCGATCGAACACAAAGAAGAGGCCGTCAGGAATCTGCTCGCGCTCATGCCGGAACTGAACCGCGATGATGCGCTGATGACCGCGTCGGACCAGGAAGCGAAGGGCCTCAAGATTGTCCAGGACTCGATCGCGGCCTATCAGCACCGGAACGATGAGCTCCAGAATGCCGTCACGATTACGGCGGCGGTGGATGAGGCGCAACAGGCCATGTATCAAAGCGAGAAGGCGGCGTTTGGGGCGTCGGATGCGGCTCGGCAGACCCGCTTTGCGAAGATCGAGGCCGAAGCGGAGCTCCAGCGACGCCTCATCGACGAAACGATCTTCAACGAAGAGAAGAAGGCCGTCGCGATTGACGCGCTGGAGAATCAAACAGAAGCCCGGCGCCGGCAGGCGATCCAGCAATTCCCCTCGTTCTTCGAACAGCAAATGCTGGCCCTCGTCAATTCGAACGCCTTCAGTATGGGCCAGATTGTCACGACCTGGACGAATGGCATCGCGAACATGATCGTGAAAGGCGGGAGCCTCAAGGCCGTCTGGGAACAGACCCAGATCGCGATCATTCAGGGCCTCCTCAACACCGGCGTGCAAATGGTCGCCAATGCGGCCCTCATGGCGGCGGCCAATCAAGCGGCCGCCGTCGCTTCTGCCTCCGCCTGGACAGGCGCCATTACCACCGTCCTGGGAGAGATCGCGCTCCTCGGGGGCGCGGTAAAGGCGTTCTTTGTCGAAACGATCTGGCCGATGGTCGTGACGTTTGCGACGGCGATCGTGGGCGTCTTGGAAGCCATTGCCGCGGCCCTCGGTCTGTCCACTATTTTCGGCAATGTCGGTGGCGTGATTGCTGCGGGGGTGTTGCTGGCGGCGGTGGCGGGCATTGTGGCCGCCCTGGCCGCCGGGGCGTTTGACAAGGGCGGCATCGTCACCGGGCCGACCGTTGGTCTCATCGGCGAAGCGGGACCGGAAGCGGCGATCCCTCTGAACGACCGAGGGGCGGCATTCATGCAAAAGGCCTTCGGCCTGGGCGGCGGGGAGCATACGACGAACATCTATCTGGACGGCGCGCTCATCGCGAGCAAGGTGGATCAGCGGATCCGCCGGCGGGCCTCGCTGGAAGGGGCCTTTACATGAGTGTGTTTGGCAATGCCCCATTCGGGGACGCCGCCTTCGGCGATGATCTGGCCGGCGGACCTGGTCCGCAACCGGGGGCACCAGATGGCTTGGCGCTCCGGATCGGGCCGACGACCGATGCCCTCCAATATCTCTTTTACCAATCCTGGCAGATTCGCGAACAATTGAACGGGCGCAACACCTGCCACTGCGTCCTGCTGGCGGCGGACGGATTCAGGCCCGTGATCGGCCAGGACTTCGTCCTCACCTTGTCGAGTGGCGGCCTCACGACGATCCTGTTTGCCGGGTCGATCTTCTCACGCCGGATCCGGTTTCTGGACGAAGGGCGGAACGACTGGACGCTGATCGATGTGGAGTGTGCCGATTGGAACCGGATTGCGGACCGGCGGAAGATCGGCGAGGTCTATGAAAACAAGACGCTCGGCTTCATCGTGCGCGACGTGGTGACACAGACGCTCGCGGCCGAAGGGATTAGTGCCTCCGCGGTCGAGGAGGGGCCGACGCTCACGAAAGTCGTCTTCCCGAACATTCCCGTGTCGCAGGCCTTTGATCAACTCTCGGAGGCCACCGGCTATTACTGGAACATCGATTACCAGCGGGTCCTGCACGTCTTCCAGCGCACGACCAGCCTTGCGCCGTTTGCGATTGTGAACGGTGTCACTGCCGTGTTCCGCGACTTCACCGAGCAGCAATCGCTCGCGCAGTACCGCAACAGCCAATATGTCGACGGCGGCAAAGGGCTGACGACCACGCGCACTGAACCATTCCTGGGCGATGGGCAGCGCCGCTCGTGGGATACGGAATATCCGCTCGCCTCCGTACCAACCCTCTTCATCAACAGCGTGCCCGTGCCCACGGAGCAGATCGGCATCCGAGGCGTCGAAGATAATAAACGCTTCTACTGGGCGAAAGGAGAAACCGCGATTGGACATGCCCAGACGATCGAGGGCGTCTCGGTCCCGGCGCTGCTCGCCACGGATCTGGTGACGGTCCAATACATCGGCCTGTTCGACATTGCGACCGAAATCATCGACTTCGCGAAAGTGGCGGAGCGGCAGGCGATCGAGGGCGGAACGGGACTCTATGAAGACGTCGAAGTCGCGGACAGTCTCGACGGCGCCGATGTGGTCGCGGCAAAAGGCCTGGGTCTCCTCAAGCGGTACGGCCTCAGCAGCGACGTGGAATTCCAGACGGATCGACCCGGACTCGCGATCGGCCAGCAACTCCAGGTCACCATCAGTGAGCTGGGCGTGGTCGCGCAGACCTATCTGATCACCGAAGTGGAGACGGAAAGCCTGGTGCTCGCGGACCGCCGGTTTACCGTGCGGGCCTCGACTGGGGAGCTCAAGGGGACGTTTGCCGAATTCTGGAAGAAGGTGTTCCAGAGCAATCCGATTACGATCCGCGAGGATGCGGTCGTGCAGACCGTGACGCCCATGTTCGAGGCCGCGACGCTGGAGGAAGTCCTCGTCACGGCGATCCCAGACTATGACGATGCCAACAATGACTGCGGCGTCGGCGATTGCGGGGTGAGCGAGTGGGCGACTCCATGACCGTCGACCTCGGCGAACGCCCCACCGTGCGCGGCGTCGTGACCGTCTCGGTGACCGATGCCGCCGGCCACCTGCTCGAGCAGATCGTGCAGCGCAACGTGATTACGCTCGCTGGCAAACGGATGTTGCTCGATCTCGGCTTCGGACGCGGCGTGCCGTTCATTGTGGGGGTGGCGTTCGGCGATAACAACACGCCGGCGACGAGGACGGACGCCGCGCTCTATAGCGAGAAGATCCGGATCCCGCTGACCTCCTTTACGCCGGCCACTGATGACGGCACGTCGGGGAAATTGACCGCCGTCGCGGTCATGGGCAGCACGCAGGGCAATGGCGAAACCTATCGGGAGATCGCCTTTGTCCGATCGCTGACGGCTGGCGCGGCCGATCTGTTCAATCGGGTCGTGATTCCCGATCGTGTCAAAAGTTCGAGCAAGATCATTACGGCGCAATTGGATCTGACGCTGACCTAGAGGCCTCATGGCGACGACGAATATCACCGGCCCGTTGGTCTGGCCGAGCCAGAATGATCTATATGGCTCAGGGGTGAGCGGCTCCGCCAATGACGGCAAGCGGTGGTTCGAGCGACAGCTCCGGAAACTCTGGCCCTCCCTCGGCGGCGGGAATAATTATGTCCTGAGCGGCGGCACAGTCCCCGCGACGGATCCTGATCTGGTGCTGCAGGTGGCCGCGGGGTCGGCGGTGATTGATGGCCACTACTGCCAGTGGCCCGCGACGAACATCACCCTCCCCGCGAGTCAGACCAGCCACCTGTTTCTCAAACTGGTCTTTTCCAGCTCGCTCATCGTCGATCTTGCGATTGAAGACAACACGACCGGGTCCGCGCCGGCGAGTAGCACGAAACTCTGCACGGCGACGACGAGCGGCTCGGCCGTGACGGCGACGACCGATGCGCGGATCGTCGGACCAGGCTCCGTCGTGTCGCTCTCAGCCGGGACCTATACCGTGCCTGCCGGGATTCGGCGCGCGAAGCTCAGAATCTGGGGTGCTGGCGGCGGCGGGGGCGGCGGCGAAGACAGCGGGTTCGTCATTGACGGGAACAATGGCAGTGCCGGCGGCACGACGAGCGTCGGGACGTTGGTCTCAGTCAATGGCGGGGGCGGGGGCGGGGGGGGCGGGCTCGGCGGATCAGTCGGGGCGGACGCGACCGTCCACACCGGGCAGATTGGGATCGTCGGCCAAGGGAGCCGACGCGGGGAAGGCGGAGCCGGTGGCGGCTCGGCGACGAGTGGGTTGCCTGGCGGCGCCGGGATCTATGTCGAGATCGTTGTGAACCTCACCCCCGACGGCACGCATACCGTCACGCTCGGTGCTGGGGGCACGGGGGGCGGGAACAACGGCGGCGATGGGCAAGTCGGGTCCAATGGCGAAGCCGGGCGCGTGGTCATTGAATATCTGTAGGAGGTCGCTATGTGGTCGCGGGGTCTGACGCTGCTCTTGGTCGCGCTGCTCCTGATGAGTCAGATGGGCACCACGGCCCGGGCGACGCTCTATTCCATGCGGAATTTTGCCGTGGTCACCGCGAGCACCGGCTATGACAGTGTGGCGACGACGGTGATCCTCTCCGGTGGCGACGGGGCGAAGTTGCCGAATCCCGGCACCGAGGGCGACTTCTTTTTGGTCTGGTGGAATGCCACCGATTATGGCGCGGCGTCCTCGGATCCGAATCGGGAAATTCTCCGCGTCACGGCGCGTTCCACCGATACATTGACCGTGGTGCGCGGCCAGGACGGCACGACGGCCGTCAACCATAATACCGCCGGCAAGACCTATCGTCTGCAGCTCGCCTTCATCAAAGCTATGTACGACAAGATTGGGACCGACATTGCCGCCGCCACCGGTGCGATCCCGAACGTCTACGATTGCAGCAGCTATGCCTCGTGTAACGCGGCCCTGTCGACGCTGGGCTCCGTCAACCTCTATACCCTGCGGGCGTCGAACAGTCAGTCGATCGCCTCCAATCTTATCGTCACCCAGAACGTCCTGTTCTGGCGCGAAGGGGCCGGGCAACTCGACATTGCCACCTCGGTGACGGCGAGCTTCGACCGACCGGATCAGATCAAGGCCGATAGCCGTGTGCAGCTGTTCAAGGGGGCGGGGTCCGTCGCCGGAGTCAGTTTTGCCAAGCCTGGGACCGTCTATCCGAAATGGTGGGGGGCGGCCTGCGACGCGACGACCGATGATGGCCCGGAGATTCAATCCGCGCACAACAGCCTCCCGGCCGCCGGCGGGATCATCGACCTGCGTGGATGCGGCACCTACAAAGTCAACCAGGAGATCGCGATCACCAAAAGCGACGTCACGGTGCTCATGGGGTCCGATACCGTCCTCAATATCTCGTCGATTGCCGGGAGCGGGACGACCGGCGTCCATAGTAGCGATACGGTCCTGGCGGCGTTCAAAGTGACCGGCTCGCGCGTCCGGATCATCGGCGGACGGATCACGGGCACGGCGACGGTTGGGGGGAAGCAGACGGTCGGGGTCTTAATCGGGAATACGTCGAGCGTCCGGGTCGGCGCGACGCAGATCGATCACCTCTTCGCCTGCGTCTGGGCCTATGGGAACGCCGTGGCGCCGGTCTTTCAGAACCTCGATTGCGGCACCAACAGCCACGGGGTCCAGCTGGGGAGTTGGAGCACGGCGGTGTCGAGTCCGCAGGTGACGCGGCCCGTGCTGATGAACGTCTACAGCCATGAGGCGACGGTCGGCTCCGGGGTCAACTGCGGGAGCTTTACCTACGATCTCCAACTCCTCGGCGGGGAGCTCGCGCTGAACGCGGGGCATGGGATCAATCTGTATCCTGGCTGCCAGCGTTCGATGATCGCGCATCCCTGGGTGCATCACAACACCCTCTCGGGCCTCTCTAACGTCTATTCGACCTTGACCGGCCTCTCAGCGGGAAAACTCGGCGTCTCCAGCGGCGTCACGCTCGACGGCGGACAGTACGACAGCAACGGGGAAAGCAACGTCGCGATCTATCTCCCTGATTACTCCACCTTTTCGAGCGTCGGCGGCGTGGAGGAAGTCGTTATTACCGGCGTGCAGAGTTACAGCGCGAGCCAGTATTGCTTCCGGCTCGGCGTCGTCCGCTCCGCGATCAAAGGGAATATCGCACGCAGCTGTGTGTTCGACGGCTTCGTGCTGCATTCCTCGTCGGACGCCTCCCTGCACGGGAATCAATCCTGGGACCACGGCAGCGGCGGCGATAATCGCACGGCCTACCTCTTCAACACCAGCCCGACGACCGGCAGCACCCCACCGGACAATACGCGCCTCGATGTGACAGGCAATCACGGCGGGGATACCCGCTCGGGCGGCAGCCGGACGGTCAACTTCGCGGCGAACCTCTCGAAGATTACCGCCAGTCACGTCCAGGCGAACATCATGCAGAACGCGAACAATACGGATTGGACGAATATGACGGGGCACACAGCCCTCTACCTGTCCCAGAACTCCGGGACCGGGACGATCGGCCAGGCCTATACGTTTCACTTCTCCGCCTCCACGACCTGGGACCCCGCGAGCTTGACGACCAACAGCGAGACCAGCACGACGATGACCGTCAGCGGGGCGGCCGTCGGGGATCGCGCACTCTGCGGGCATACGCAAGTCACGGCAGACCTTCTGCAGCTGACGGCGATCGTCAGCGCGACGAACACCGTCCGGGTGATTCTGGAAAATATCTCGGCGGGGACCATCGATGTGTCGAGTGGCACGCTGACCTGTGAGGTGTGGCAATGATGTCGCGTCTGCTCGTCCTGCTCCTGTCGCTGTTCGTCGTCGCGGAGGCCGAGGCAGCCGTCACGCATGTCCAATCCACAGCCAAAGCGTATTTGGACGGCGCGACCAACGGCTCGGTCGCGTTCAGCGTGACGCCGACGACCGGGAACACAATCCTGGTGACCATTTCATCAAGCATGGCTGATCCGCTCGCGCCCTACGGCTGCACCGTGACGCTCAACACGATCGCGATGGGCGGGTCCGAAGGACCGCCGAGCGGGACCATTCTCAATCGCGCCGGGGCGTACATCTACACGATCCAGACGGCGCTCAGCGGAACGGTCGCCATCAACCTTGCCTGTGCGAGCGCGATGTGGATCACCTTCCAGGGGCATGAGTTTAGCGGGGTCTTGCCGAACACCATGGTGACGTCGAGCGTCGCCGGCGGACCGAGCACAACGCCGACAAACACCGGCTTTACCGATGTCTATGCCGACGGCCTGATGGTGATGATTCTCGCCGAGGACTATGCCGGGACAGCGACGATCACGCCGCAGGGGGGCTGGACGGAACGCTGGGAGCAAGAAGACTGTGCCGCGCACCAGTGCGGGAGCGTCGTCACGCAAGCCGTCACGACGCAGGGCAATGTGACCCATACATGGACACTTGCTCAAGTGGTCCCGTATTCGATTCTCTCCGCCTTTCTGCCATCCAGCGGGAGCAGCGGCGGCCCGCAACCGATTGCCCGACACCTCCAATGGAACGACAATCAACCAGGCGGGGCGAGCAACGAACTCGGCTTCAACATCTATAAGCGGACGAGCCTCACGGCGCCGAACTGGATTCAGGCGGGATCAGTCGGCGCGAACGTCACGCAATTTTCCACCACGATTCAGCCGACCGAACTGAATGACTGTTGGCGCGTCAATGCGTTCAATAGCGCCGGGAGTAGCGGCTTTACCAACGAGGCCTGTCCGACGGTTGTGGCCCCGACGGTCTGTACCTTGCCCGCGCCGGGGACGACGATTGCCCGGCTCCTATCCGGCCAGCACAGCACGAACCCGCGCTACTTCACCGATAGCAACGGCTGCCCAATCTATCTGACCGGCTCGCATACGTGGAGCAATCTCCAGGACGGCGACGGCAATGCGTTCACCTGGTCGAGCTATCTCGCGATGTTCAGCACCTACAAGTGGAACCTCGCCCGGATGTGGCTCTCGACCAGTCCCTACGGCGTGAATAACTTCCCCGCCCCTGGCTACAACGGCTCGACGCCATGGTACAACGCCATTACCCCCAACCCCTATGCCCGGCACGGTTCGACCTGTTGCGCGGCCGACGGCGGCAACAAGTTCGATCTCGACACGTTCAACAGCACATTCTGGACACGCCTGAACGATCGCATCCATGACCTGAAAAACGCCGGGGTCTACGCGATGGTGATGGCGTTCAACCGCTTCGATCACGACAATGCCATCGGCGGACGCGAAGTCTGGGCCTATCATCCCTACAATAGCGCGAACAATACCAACAGCCTCAACGGGGATACGAACGCCAACAACAACGGCGAAGAACTGCATCAACTGGGGGCCGGGACCAGTGCCTCGATCGGCGCGGTCGGGACGGTCTCGCACGCGACGGGGACGACACACACGACCAGCACCATGAACGTGAACGCGGGCTCGACCGTCGGGGTCTGTGTGATCTGGGACGATAGCACCACGATCTCCAGTGTCCAGGATGACGCGGCCAATAACTTCACCGCCGTCGGGAGTCCGTTCGCTGGGGCCGACAACAGCCTCTTCCAGTGGTTCTACCGTGAGAACATCGGCGCGTCGGCAACTAGGACGGTCACCGTGACAACGGCAGCCAATGCCTTCATCAACGTCCATGCGGTCGAACTACGCGGGGTCCCGACGAGCGGCGCCTTTGACACGTCGAACCAACAGCGGGCGACGAGTTCGCCCTATGTCTCCCCAGGGATCACGACCAGCACCGCCGCCTCGATCCTGGTCGGCTGTAGCGGGGCCAACACCAACTCGGCTGCGTTTACGCACACGCACGGGAACGCTTTTACGCTACAAGTTGAGCAGGGGGACGGGACCACCTACTGGGTGACCTCGCTCGCCACGCGGATCGTGACGTCCGCCGCCACCTACAACACCAGCGTCACCTATGCGGGCGGGACGGTCAATAACACGACCCAAGCGATTGCCGCGTTCAAGGCCACGCCCTCCGGAGATTCCCCGGTCAACACAAGACAGAAAGCCTTCCTCGCCAAACTCTGCGACGAACTCTGCGACGAACCGAACGTCGCGATCGAACTCGCGAACGAATCCAATGGCACTCTCGCCTGGGCGAACGAGATGATGGCCTACTGGCGGACCTACTGCCTGACGAAAACCTATTGCCCGATGATCGGCTTCACGGGCGGGGGTGGGCACGATCTGGCCTCGCTCTATCAAAGCAACGGACCGTTCACCGCCCCCGCCGCGCAGGTGGCGTATGACGCGCCCGGCGATCCGCTCAACAGCAACCCGCCCGCCACCGACGGTGGCAAGATCCAGTTCCTCGACTCCGATCACACGGGATACATGGTCTTCCGGGACGCGGCGGACTTCACGCGCGCCTGGGTCTGGAAAGCCTTCACGCGCGGGTACAACCCGATCCTCATGGAGGATTTGCAGAACTATACGGGTTGGCTCGACGGGCGGCTCGCGATGGGGCATACCCGGTTGTATGCGGATAGAATCCCGCTGAGCACGATGTTGCCACAGCAAACCCAGTGCTCAACAACCTATTGTTTGATCTCGCCGGGGTTAGCCTATCTGGTCTATCAACCGACGAGCGGGGCCTTTACCGTCACGCTGCAAGCGGGAACCTACAGCGTTGAGTGGTTCAACCCGGAAAGCGGCGTGACGCAGACGGACGCGAACCTGACGGCCGCGGGTGGGGCTCAGGCGATGACCCCGCCGTTCACGGGGACAGCAGTCCTGTATCTGGCGACGCAGGCCGCGCCGCCGCACCCCCCGCCCCCTCCTCCGCCGCCCCCACCCCCGGCGGGACTCTCCATCACCGGCGTCCCATCCCTGTTAGAGGAGGAAATGCTATGAGGCGCTCTGTCCGACTGTGCTTCGATGCACGCTTCGCAGTCGTGCTCCTGCTATTGGGCGTCAGCGTCGTGCTGCTCTTCTCGCGCCCGGCGCACGCGACCCTCTTCTGGGATGACAACTTTTCCAACGGCCTCCTAAATTGGGACCTCGGCGGCTGTCAGAACGGCGGCAATCCTCCAGCTGATCCATTCTACGGCTGCAATCCTGGGGTGACCGGCGCGCGGTATTTTTCCCCGTCCCTCTCGGTCAAGACCACCTTTCATCCGACCGATCCCCACATCCAGCAGGCGACGTATTACAACCGGACATTCCCCTCGACCGCCGATGTCTGGACGCGCATCTACATGCGCCACGAAGGACCGGGTGGTGTGGGGCCGTTTGTCTCGGACCCGATCCAAGTCAAGCACATGATTGTCTACGGCAACGGCCCAGGCTTAGGGGCCTGGCTCGTCTACCCATGGGGGTCCAAGACGCTGTCAACGTACCTCGTCAACTATCCCACACTCGACGACTCGGTGAACTTCTATCACGGCCCGACCATGAACGACTATCAGTGGTATTGCGTCGAGCAGCATTTCAACCGAGGGACGCAGGGCCAGACCAACGGCCAGTATGAGGTCTTTGTGGATGGGGTGCAGTACTTCAATTTGACCGGCGTCGTGTTCGACAACCTCCCGGATGTGTGTCCGCCCGGCTCGACCTGCCAAGGCCAGACGATTGTGCGGGCGTTCACGGGCGTCAGAATTTTCGGGCAGTACGGGTCCGGGGATCGCTACTTCGATGACATCGCGGTCGGGAATACGCGGATCGGCTGCGTGCCAGGACAAGGCGGTGGGGGAGAACCACCCCCGCCGCCCCCGCCTCCGCCTCCGCCGACGGTCAATATCCCGAATGCGCCCAGCAATTTGATTGTGAATTGAAGGAGGCCCTATGCGGACATGGCTTGCAGGCATTCTGACGGTACTGCTCTCAGCTTCGGCGCCGGCACAGACCGTCACGCCAACGGCTCCCGACAAGGCGATCTTGAGCTGGACGAATCCGAACCGGACTGACTGGCAGATGGAACTGACCGTGACCGGGTTCTGGCGTCCGACACCCGATCTCTTGCCGCTTCTGGCGTCGAGTGCGACGCCGTACACGTACCCGCTCCCGGCCGCTGTCGGGACCGACCCGGCGACGGACCGCTGGCTCTGCGTTACGGGCCGTTATAAGTCCACCGTCACCAATCTCTTTGGACAGACCGCGACCGGCTGTAACCAAGTCGGCACGACGGTGATCGTCCCGCCCCCCCCGCCTCCGCCGCCAGCCCCGACCGCTCCGAGCGGCGTCTCGGTGACGTTGAACAGCGACGGCTCGCTGCACGTCGCCTGGTCGGCGACGCCAGGCGTGACGGCGTATCAAGTGCAGTACCGTTCGCAGTCGGCGACGAAATGGACCGCGCTGGTCAATACCACGACGTTGACGCAGCGGGTGCCGCGTCCGAGTAGTGGCACGCGACTGGTGCGGGTCTGCGGGGTGGCAGATGTGCTGGGCGAATCGGTCGTCGCCTGCGGAAAATCGGGAGGGTACTTTGCGCGATGAAGCATTGTCCGACGTGTCAGTGTGCGGACGGGCGAGCCCATGATGAAGTACAGACCCAACTGAAGCGGTGTATGTCGGCGTTCCATGTGCTCTGTGAACGGTGCGGCGATCCCGTGGCGGAAGATTTCGTCATCAAAGGGCTGTGTTACCTCTGCCGGCGTGAACTCGCACGACGAGCGAAATGCGTGCTGGACAAAGGCAGCGGCGCAACCCTGATACGTCGGTGAGGATATGGCTGAACGGATCAGCCAGTTAGATACCGAAGTCTCTGGCAGCCGGAAGACGATCGCCGTGCCGGCGCGGTTGCTCAATCGTCAGCGCGTCGGCATCAGTATCGACCGGACCGGCTGGATCGATTCAACCGAATCGATCACGGCGGGTCTGGAAATCTCCAGAGATGGCGGGCAGACGTGGACCGTGTGGTGCAGCGTGACCGGGAGCGGTGGGGCGAGACAGGCTCCTGATGGCAGCGATGCGACAGAAACATATATCACGCTCAGCGCGCCGCCGGACGGTGCCTTGCTCCGGGCCTTTACTCTCAGCAACGGCAAGACCCTGACGCGAGCCGTGCGTTTCCGAGAGGTCACATAGATGGGTCTCGTTCAATCCAAAACGGGCGAGGCGGGGAACTTCGATTCCACGACCCTCGCCTTTGATTCCAATATCGGGTCCGGGCGTGGTCTGACGTTTAGCGGGGCATTTTGGAACGGCACCGAAGTCAACGCCCTCACCCTGACGGACACGCGCAGTACGAGCTGGAGCACCTTTGTCGGTGCAGGCAGTGCCGGGACGCCCGATGCTCCGGCGCTGGGCTATGGGGCATCGACCAGCGGCGGGGCCTGCACCGTCACCATTGATCCGAACGGCGGCGGGCGCTACGGGTCGTTTACGATCGCCGAGTGGGATGATCTGGATAGCGCCTCGCTCCTGGACGTTGATGGCGGGAACACGACGGGCGGTGCCGCGAACGCTGCGGCAGATTCTCTGACGACGGTGGCCGCGAACACCCTGGTCATCGGAGTTGTCACGCATGGCGCGGGCGCGGGGACACTCACGCCGAACACCGGCGGCGGGTGGACCGAACTCGGCGAGATCGAAAGCGGAGCGAATGCCCCCTCCTCCTCGGTCTATCAATACTTTACCTCGGCCGGTTCCAAAACGGTGGATTGGTCCGTCAATCCGCCGAACTGGTCGGTGCAAACCATGTCGCTCAAGCAAGCCGGTGCGGCGCCCGCCGCGCCATCCCTGTTTCAGGTGACGTCACCGATGCGGTGGTCATAAGAAAGGAGTTTCTATGCCTCGCTATTCGTTCGGGATGAGAGGGACCGTCGTCGGGACCAGTCTGCGCGCCATGATGAGTCTCTATGGGATCGCGAACATTGGGTGCAAGCTCCGTGAGGTCGGGGTCTTTAATACCACGACGACCGCCCTGGCGATTGCCCTCGCCCGCTTTACCAACGCGACGAACGTCGGTGCGGGCCAGACCGAGGGCGAGTACGACGAGAATGCCCCGGCACCGAGCTGCACCATTTTTGCGGGTCATACCGGCGACGGCGGGGTTGGACAGATCCTCAAGCAGGCCTCGCTCGGGGCCGCCATCGGGGCCGGCGTGATCTGGACGTTCGGGGATACGGGCATCATCATTCAACCAGGGACGGCCAACGGACTCGGCATCCTGGTGCCGACAGGGACCGGGCAGATTTGCGACCTCTACATGGTCTGGGACGAATAGATGGCGGTCGCGTATAAATCGCAAGGGTCAGGGGTCTCCACGGAAACCAGCGGGGCGGCTTTATCGCCCGCCTGTCCGGCCACCGTGGATGCTGGCGATGTGCTCCTTGCCCATGTGTTCTGGGAGAGTACCGTCTCGTTGCCCAACACGCCGAGCGGGTGGACCTTACTCTCCGGGCCCCATGTGATCGAAACCAGCGTCGCTCGTCACTGGGTCTTCGGGAAGATCGCGGACGGCTCTGAAGATGGGGCGACGATCGCGTTCGGCAATCCTGCCGTGACGACGCAACGGGCGGCGCGCGTCTATTCCTTCTCTGGCCGGATCGTCGGGGACCTCTTGCAGCTCGTCGGCGGGTTTGCGCACCTCTCGCACGCGACCGACCCGCAGATGCCGACCGTCACGACGCTACGGAATGGAGCGCTTGCGGTCGCGCTCGTCGCGCAGAATGATAACAATGCGATGGCGAGTGCGACCGGTGAATCGGGCGGTGACTGGACCGAAGCCGTGGCGGAATACACCGTCGCCTTGACCCCAGGATTGACCCTTCAGATTCAAACCTGCACACCGACCGGCAATCCCGGCACCGTCACGGGCGGCACCGTGGCGACGACGGACGATCCCTGCGGAGTCATCGGCTTCTATATTCTCGACCAACCGTTTCAAGTACCGGGGGCCGTCATGGCTCCTCCTCTGCCGTTTAAGAGGGCGGCGTAAACGATGGCGACCTATCCAGTTCCCAGTCAGAACCCGATCCGCCTCTCACGGCGCTCGCTCGCGATCTTTGGCTTGACGGCGAACCCACAGGTGATCGTCGAGGCGGATGCGAGTGCGAGCGGGACCTGTACCGTCGCCGCGATGGCCTGCGCCTTTGTCCTCGCGACGAGTAGCGCGGCCGGCGCCGGTGTTGCGACCGGCATCGGCGTCTCATTCAATCAGACGGCGGCCTCAACGGCAGGCACCTCCACGGTCCAGGCCGATGCGGCGGTCGTCCTGCCAGGTGTCTCGAGCAGTACGGGGGTCGGCGCCGCCACCGCTCTCGCAGTCACGTTTGGGACGACCGTGGCCACTAGCACGGGAACCGGCGACGCGACTGGGGCGGCACAATCGACAGCGGGCACGGTCGCCTCCAGTACCGGAACAGGCGCGGCCAGCGGAACCGGTTCGTCGACGGCCCAGTGTGACGGTGCCTGTAGCGGAACGGGGGCGGGATCTGGTGTCGGCGTCTGTCTTGCCATGGCGACGGGGAGCGCCGACGGGACCGGGACCGCAACGGCCCTCGCCGCGTCGGTGGCCATGACGACCGGGAACGCGGCGGGCACGTCGACGGCCACTGCGGATGGAGATGATGCGGCCGCCGCGGGGTCCGTCGGGAGCACATCCGGGACCTGTACCGTCAGCGGCGTCGGGCAATCGACCGCACTCGCCATCGCGAGCGCGAATGGGAGCGCACCCGTCTCAGGCGCGGGTGGCGGCCTGGCGCAAGCCGCTGGGAGCGCCCAAGGCGCCAGCACCGCCAGTGCCGCGACATCCCTGGTCGGCGCTCGGACGGCCTCGTCAGCCGGTCTCGCGACGGGCACCGGGATCAGCCACTCCACCGCCGGGGTGGTGGGATCCGCCGCGGGGAGCGCGGACGGTACCGGACTCGGCGAGGATGCCGCCCAAGGCTTTACCCGGTTTATCGATGTGCCGGTCACTCTGCCGGCGACACACACTCGATCGGTGGAAGTGGCGTCTCAACTCACCAGGACCACGCGCGTGGCGGCCCTACTCGACCGCGTCACGCTGCGCCTGAGCGGACAACCATAAGGAGGGGCTATGTCAAAGGGGAACACGTTCGAGAACGATCTCCTGAAACTCATCTTTAACGCGACCACGATCAACGATCTGGCGGAAAACGATACGACGTCGCCGGCCACGAATCTGTATGTGTCGCTGCATACATCCGATCCTGGTGAGGCCGGGGATCAAACGACGAACGAAACGGCTTACACCGGCTACGCGCGCGTGGCGGTCGCGCGGACGACCGGCGGATGGACGGTGACGAACAATTCTGTCTCGCCCGTGGCGAACATCGACTTCGGGGAATGCACCGCCTCCCCTGGCGCCGCGATTACGCACTTTGCCGTAGGCACGAACTCCAGCGGGGCCGGGAAATTGCTGTATAGCGGGACCGTCAGTCCGAACATCACGATGGCGGCTGGTGTCATTCCTCGGCTGAAGACGACCAGCACGATTACGGAAGACTAAGACGAAGGAGGGCAGAAATGGCCGCTGATCTTGTTGTGGGAGACGGCGGCACCGTCCTGCGGGTGACGGTGCTCGACAGCGAAACGAAGCAGCCGATGAATTTGACCGGCCACACGGTCACGTTGCGGTATCGACTGAATGGCGGCGCGCTGGCGGTCAAGGACATGGACCTGGCCGACCAGGGAACCAGTCCCGGCCAGGCGTCCTATGAGTTCGAAGCGGCGGACGTCCCGTCGGCTGGGACGCTGACCTATGAGGTCAGACTGGATGACGGCACAGGGGACCAACTGACTTCCGTGGCCATCCAGAGTCTCACGGTGAGAGCGCCGCTATGACCTGTGGCCGCTGCGGCGGGCTGTTGCGGTCAGAACCGGTGCATTGGCGGAGCCGGTGGGCACTCTTGGCGTGTATGGCCTGCGGGGATCGCACGGACGACACGATCCTGGCGAACCGTCGCTGCATGGCCGCGCAGCCGGACTCGGATTGGAAGACCCGGATCTGGGCGCGGGTGTTGACGTTGGCCCGGATGGATGCGGCATGAATCAGCATCTCGAGCGACTGGACCAGCTCGCCACGGTTCTCCGTCGGCCGACGCAGCGGCTCTTGGAGTTGTGTGAGGCAAAACTGAAGACGAAGCTCGTGATCGTCCATACGTTCCGCAGCGTCCAGGAACAGTACCGGATTTATCAGCAGGGACGGCGGTTCGATCCTGAACAAAGTATCTGGGTGGTTGATGATCCCGCAAAAATTGTGACGAAGGCCGCCCCAGGCACGAGTGGCCATAACGTCGTCGATCGACAAGGGCATCCGTCGGCCCTCGCCGTCGATGTCGCCGTGCTCGATCCAGAGACCGGTCAGCCGAGCTGGGACGTCGATCCGTTATTCCTGGACGATCTCTATGCATTGTCCTGGACGGTCGGCATGGATCCCCTCGGCGATCCGATCGGGGCCCATTACGCCGCCGATAAATTGCATTTCGAGGAACCCGCATGGGGATTGAAAGTCGAGGGGCTCGGCTTGGTATTGCCGGCGCCGCTCCTCACGCAGGTCTGATGGCGCGATGGCCGTGGATCCACCGGAGCGGCTCTATACGTGTCCGCGATGCGGGGCGCGCTATCCCCATCGAGCGAGTTATCGACATGCGCTGAGTGAGTGTCCGCAACGTGACGGGAGGGCGAATGATGGTCGTCGCAGCGAGCAGCGAGGGCAACGGGGAGCAGCTCAAGGGGACCTGGGGCGATAAGAAGGTCTCCGTGAAGGGGGTGGTCGCCTTTCTCTCCGTGATTATCGTGGTGCTGCTGGGCGGGTTCCTCTCGCTCGTGAAATTCTCGTTGAATGATTGGGGGCATCCGGTCGATCTGGGGCAGAAGCTCGACACCCTCGCGGACGGGCATGAGGTCAACAGTTACATTCTGGCCGTCTGTCTCAGCCGTGATTCGAACATGGTCGAGGAATGCAACCGGGTCGCGGTGCATCTGTCGCGGCCGGATTCCCTGAATGAAAAGATGGGGACGCAGTTCTATCGGCAACGGTGAAGGATGCCCTTCGATCTCAAAACGGCTGGCGCGGGCGTGGGCCTCACCTTCACCTTGATCGGCGGGCTCTATAGCGGTGGGAGCTGGGTGGAGAGTCGCTACGCGCATCAGGATGCAGTGAGTGACGCATTCGTCGACCTCCACGCCGATGTGGATCTCGTCAACCTGCGGATCGATCAGGGTATGCTCTTCAATCGTCAGATGCAGGTCCAGGAGCGCATGTGGAAAATTGAAGATCGGTACGGAAAGAATCCTGATGACTGGCCGGAGATCGTCAAGGAGGAGTATCGACACCTCCAGGCTGAACTGGCCGAGATCAAGCGCAAGATGGGACGCATGGAGGAGTGGTATCAAGAGCGGCAGGCGGAGCAGTCGAAACACTAACGGAGGAGGTGCCTCATGCAACATGGTCGATGTCGCCTATCGATGCTGGTCGGCTGGCTGGTCCTATTCATCCTCACGGGGCTGCACAGCCTGGCTCACGCCGAGACGCCGGAGTTCACGCTCGATTTTCATTCGATCGGGACCATTCTGCTCACGTCGGTCCTGCCCGCGTTATGGATTCCAGTTGCGCCGATCGTCACGGCGTTTCTGACCGCCACCATTAACACGCTCTCGGGGAAATATGTGCCGCGCTCGGTGCAGACGATTCTGATCGCGATCTTGGCGGCCGTGAGTGCCGGACTCACCGGCCTCGGTGATCCATTTGCGGCCGGGAGCACGGCCGCCGCCGCGCAAGTCGTCGCGGCCACACCGCCGGCGGCGGTATTGGCGGATCCGCCGAAGTCATGAATTTTCTCGCCAGCGTCTTGGCCGCGTTCCTGGTCGGCCTCCTCAAGGGGTTGCTGGAGGAGGCGCAGGCGCGTGGGGATTTACAACGGGCGACACGGTTGGAGGGACAACTTGATGATGCGAAGCGCGTTCAGTTGGCGTTGCAGTGGAAGGCGGATGCTGCTCGCGATCCTACTGCTGGTGAGTTGCGGGTGCAGGACGGCGCCCGAACCGTCCCGTTACCGAGTGGTGATGCCGACCCTCCGCGCGATCCCGTCTGACTATCAGATCGATGACGGCACCTGGTATCGGTGCTATTTACGCGAGGACGCGCTCGCGATCGTGACGGAGCTGAAGGCGGCTTGTCTCGCGCACGGGCAGTCGGCTGAGCTGTGCCAGGCCACCGCGCGGCCCATCGTCCCCTAACGGCTACTCGCCCAGCACTTCGATGCACGACGCTCCGGCCAGGAAGAAATAATACTGGTGCAGCCGGATCGATTTCGCCTCCAGGATCGGCGGCCGCACATCATACATCGCCGTCCAGAGATTACTCGCCCCCCACGTCCACCCCAGCACGATCGGGGTGCAGTCGCTGCCTTCCCGATAGGCTGCGTGTAGTTGGTGTGGATTCTCCGGCGTGATCGTCGTGGTCAGATTGAGGCAGCCAGACAGAATGAGGCCCGCGAGCCCGAGCACTAACGTCTGCATCATCCTCTCCTTTCGTTCATCATGAGCCCGAAGCCGAATTCTTCAATCGCAGTTATCTGCAGTTGACCGGACCGCCGGGGACCCGTGGAGGCATGCCGAGGCCCTCTAATCCTTTGGAATTGCACGATGGTGGGAGTTTCTTGGCGAACCGAACGGCTTACAAAACCGCTGCTCTGCCATTGAGCTACGCCAGCTTTCCCCTGTGTTCATCATCACTTTGTCGCTCTCCGGCCCCTGCGACGGTTTCCCATCTGCAGTTTTCTGCAGTTTGTGGTCAGCCTGGCTGCCGATTCCATGGGGGCTCTCACGCTCTCATCCTGCATCTGCGTATAGATCTCGACCTGACTCAAGCTTGACCAGCCTCCCGCCTTCTGTAAGGCCCGCACGTGCCCGCCGGCATCGAGGAATCGCAGCGCGAAGGCGTGGCGCGTGGAATGGAATTTGAGACCCTTTCCGTCGAGCCCGGCCCGCTTCAGCGCCGGCTTGTAGCGATTCTTATACCAGGCATTCGCATCCTCGGGCAATGACGGATCGTCCGCGTCCGGGAAAATGGGACCGTGTTTGGGCCTGCCGGCCGCCCCCCACCGCCGTTTCAACATGCCGATCGCTTCCTCCACGAGTGGGAGAAACCGGGACCGTTGTCGTTTGATGGTGGGCAGCGACAGGCCTGCCTGCTCCCAGAGCACCTGTTCCCATCGTGCCTGAAAGAGCTGCGCGCGCCGAAGCCCTGTCAGCAGGGCGAGCCGCACCTTGACGAGATCCTCCGGCGACAGCATTTTGATGAGTCGCGTCTCGTCCGTCAGCGTCAATGGGACCGGCGGCGCGCTCTCGCCTGGATCGAGCTGCACCTGACTCCAGAGATCCACGACCCAGGAGCGCGGCTGAATCATGGCCCGCATGGCGTGCTTGAGGCATTGGAGATAGTGCGTCACGGTTCGCTCACTCCGCCGGCCAAAGCGTCCGGATTTCCGTAGCGCGATCCGGGCGGTCTCCAGCATGGCCGGCGTGAGTCCGAAGACGCGCTGCTTCGGCCAATAGGTCGACCACCAATCGGCAAACCGTTGCTGTTCCCGGAAGGCGCGACGGTGCTCGGCCTGGGGGAGATAGGCCGAGAAGAGCTCTGGCACCGTATAGTCCGTTGGAATTGGCTGACCGGGATTCAATCGCTGTTCCCGGCCCAGGACCCTGGCTCGATAGTAGAAGTCTCGGGCGTCCTGTTTCGAGTCGAACCCCCCAAAGTGCTGCATGCCGCCGTTCACGGAGACACGCACATACCATCGAAGTTTTCCGGACTTCTCTCGGCGACTATAAAGACCGCGATCGGAGTGGGGGCGTTGCATCGCTAGAGGAGATGATCAGCCCAGTGGTCCTCGGAAATCATCGCGAATCGTCTGCGGACAATATAGATCCGCTGCGGCATGGCACCCCCCTTTTATTTTGATCGGTGGTGCGACGGACAGGTATCGCAATAGGTGCCATCCCGTAAAGCCGTATGATGATGAGGGCAGAAATGAAAACGGGACGGCTTGTCCTCCACGCTATGATGTTTCCCACCCACCAGGGCCACCAAGCCTGCGTTAGGCATGGAGCCGTCCCTTGTAGTTTTGTGAAGGTCCTGCCCTGATCGTGCTCGCTTTCCCAGCGGTCCGCCTTCGACTTTGTTCGCATGCAATTGCCCAATCTTCCCAGGTAGCCCCCATCTCGTCGAGAATGCGTTTTAAGACGACTACTGACGGACCGTACCGGCCTTTGTACGTCCTGAGCAGTTGGCGATGGGAAATGGCCCTCGTTTCGCCAAGCCTCGTTTTTGACCAGCCTTTATTCGTCAATAGCTGATCTATCGCAGATCCCCACCAGTTCATGATAACCGAGTCTAGGTCACGAGAATAGATTTGGGCAGTGGCCAAAGTATCACTTGACATATCTATGAGGGTGGCTTATATGTGTCCCCGTGAAGAGAGTCGCTCGAGTAGAACGATTCAGCCCGTGTCGCATACGCCAGGCCCGTGCGGTCGTTGGACTGAGCGCTAAAGCATTCGGGGCTTCCATAAATAAAACCGATCAGACTATCCGAAATTGGGAGTCTGGAGCGACCTCACCAACGATTCGCGATCTTGAATCTCTTTGCGAACGCTACGGATTCGCGATGGCGTACTTTCTCGCTGCTGATGAGGTCGCCTGATGCCACGTCCGAAGCTGACCGAGCGGATCACTTTGCGTCTCCCTGAAGAATTGCTCCTGGCGTTGACGCGGGATGCTGAGCGACGCCATACGAGCATCAATGAAGTGGCCCTCTGCGCATTTGAAAATGAACTGGGGCGGCTCTTCACGTACCGTCTTGATTTCTACGCCGATCTTCTTCCTCTCACTCTCGGGGCACAAGGCGACATTGTCGGACAACTTTCGAAACGAGGCGCCAATGTCTGACGCGAACCTGATCGAGCCTCAGGAGCTCCTTACCCCCGCCGCCCTCCGCAGCCGTCTGCACATCTCGGCCCGCACCTATGCGCGCCTGATTCAGCAGGGGATGCCCTGGCGAGCGGTGCGGTCCGCTAAGCGGTTTATCTGGAGCGACGTCCTGGATTGGTTGCCGAAATCATGGCCGGCGTCGGCTGCTGCTCGCCGCCGTTACTCCGGCGGGTCGGACCTGGTGCAGCACTTGAAACTCCTGGTGCCGGGATGTCGGCGATGAGGCTCCATGACGCCGAGCCGCGCTCGCGACTGCCGGAAGCTCGGCGGCTCCGCCAGAACGATGTCTTGATCGTCATGCTGACCGATCTGCAGCACGATGCTCGGCGCCTCGATCCATTCGATGCGGACGCACGGACCGGGTGGGTGCTGGATGCGGCGCGGCTCTTGAGTCGGATTCCCCATCGTGCGCAGCGTGTCGCCTGGGCGTTGCTCTTCGCCGATGCCATGCCGGACGTCGCCCATCAGATTTTTCCCACCGCGCACGCGCTCCTCACCCTGGCCCAGGAGGTCCATGATGACCACGATCGTGCGTCCCAATAAACGGCTCGCGGATCTGGAATCAGACCGCGAGCTGATCAGCCGCTCGCTGGTCCTCTATGAGCAGGTGTTGACCAGGGACGAGTGGATGGAGGCGGTGGTCCCGCCCGCGGGGTTCGTCCTCTCGACCGCGGCCTTCCTGGGAGTGGTCCTATGTCTGTAGGGGGGCGCTGTGACCATTGCGGCGCGAGAGGTCCCCTCTGGACGCGCGTGAGCGCGTTCGGGACGTGGCTGCTCTGTTCCGACTGCCGCACGATCTCCAACCGCGTGTTGCTGCGCTGGGTGACCCAGCTCGAAGGGCCCTATGAAACGCGCGGACTGGAGGCGACATGACGGCGCTGGTCTTCACGTTCGCGGGGCTCGGGTTCGTGATTCTTCTCGTGCTCCTGGTGTGCGTCGGACTCGGCGCTGTGATCGGCGCCAACCGGGCGCTGCCGGCGCGGCACCGCCGGCCCTGTGAGGATTGGGAGGATACGCACGGATGATGGACCTGGAGCTCCGGCACAGCGTGCAGCTCGCGCTCCACAATCTGGCTACGTATCTGCGTCAGGCGGATCCGGCGACGATCAACTTTCCCGAGGTGCGCGAGGCGCTGGCGCGCATCGAGCAGGACCGCAATGCGGTGTATTTTCAGCAGGGGGCGCGATGAGCGACGGACTCCGGGTCTACATCGCGGGACCTTATTCGCACTTTGACGTGGCGCTCAATGTCCGGGAAGCCGTGCGGGCCGGCCTCGACGTGCTCAAGGCCGGGCATGTGCCGTTCATTCCGCATCTGTATCACTTCGCGCATCTCCTCGAGCCGCAACCCTACGACAGCTGGATGACGCTCGATCTGCAGTGGTTGGCCGCCTGTCACTGCCTGGTGCGGCTGCACGGCCATTCGCCCGGGGCCGATCGCGAAGTCGAGCGGGCGAAGGCCTTAGGCTTGCCTGTGTATCTCGACCTGGCCGCGTGTCTGGCGGCGCTGCCCCCTGTGCGCCATGGAAAGGAGACGAACGATGACCGGTGCCGACGTCGAGCGACTGGGGCGTGAACTCGCCCGTCAGATTCATGTGCTGGCCGCGCTGAAAGAGGACCGAAAGGAAAGCATGAAAGGCTTTGCGCAGCGCGAGCAGACCATCATCAAGGAGATCAATCGCCTGGCGCTCGAGGTGCGCACCGGCCAAAGCAATTTGTATCCGCAGACGCCGGACCGCTGACCGGCGGCGAAGGAAGAATGGGTGATCATGACGACCGCAATCCGCTATGAGTCTCTCGCGCTGTCCGAACTGCATGAATCCTCGCACAATCCCCGCCGGCACTTCGATGCGGCCGCGCTCGCCGAATTGGCCGAGAGCATCCGCGGGGTCGGGATCCTGACGCCGCTCTTGGTCCGCCCCAATGCCAAGGGCTATGAAATCGCCGCCGGCCATCGGCGGTTTCGTGCGGCCAAAGCGGCTCAGCTGGAGTCGGTGCCCTGCGTGGTCCGAGCGCTCACGGATCAGCAGTTCCTGGAGATCCTGACGATCGAGAACTTGCAACGTGAGGACGTCCATCCGCTCGATGAGGCGAAAGGCTACGAGGCGCTCATGGCGGCGCCGTACAAGATGCCGGTTACGAAGATCGCGGTGCGCGTCGGTCGATCAGAAAAATACATTTATGATCGCGTGAAGCTGTTGGCGTTGACCAAAAAGGCGCAGGCGTTGTTCTGGGACGGCAGCATCGAGGCGGGCCACGCCATTCTCTTGGCGAGGCTGTCGCCTGCGGATCAGACGCGGTGCATCGAGGCCGACGACGCCCTGCTGCGCGGGGAACAGACGCTCTACGACGAGACGGATGACCTGACGGCCTCTACCGCGCAGCGTGAGGGGCTGGTGGCCTGCAGTGTCCGGGAGCTCAACGATTGGATCAAGCGGCATGTCCGCTTCGATCACGCCCGGCCGGATGCCATGTTGTATCCGGAGACGGCGAAAGCGGTGGCCGCGGCCGTCGAGCAGAAACAGAAAATTGTGGAGATCACCGACGAGTTTCTCGCGTCCGATGCTGTCCGCCGCGCCGATCCATCCAAGCGCGTCTTCGGTGAGCGGGCCTGGACACGGGCGGACGGGAAGGCCGGGTCCAAGCCCTGCGAGTATGCCGTGCTGGGCGTCTTCGCGGCAGGCGCGCACCGCGGCGAGACCTTCGACGTCTGCACCCGGAAGGATAAATGTCTGGTCCATTACGGGAAGGAGATTCGCGCCCGAGAGAACGCGGCCAAACAGAAGCCGAACGCCAACGCCTCGCCCCGGGATGCCTATGCCAAGCAGCAAGCGCAATGGAAGCGAGAGGAAGAGGCACACGAGCGCAAGCAGACTCAGTGGAAGCGGGCGCTGCCGGAGATTCTGAAGCTCGTCGCCACCGCGGTGAAGAAAGTGGCTATCACGGCGAACGGTCCGATCGGGACGCTCCTCTGCGACTTCGTCGTTGAGCAGCGCGTCACGGTCGACCGCTATGTGCCGCGTGGGAAGTCGGCCGACGATCTCGTTCGTCATGCGCTCATGCTAGGGCTGGCCGTCCAGGCCAGGTCCTGGCAGGCCTATGACCAGTTCCCGAAGCTCGCCGGACGACTGGGGGTGAATCTGAAGCCCCTGCTCGCCAAGCACCCGTTGAAGCCGATCGCGAAGACGAAGGCGGGCACGGCATGAACTCCCACCGTCCGCCGGCGTTCCAGTGGTACGTCAAGGATTGGCTCACCAGTAAAAAACGGGCCGTCATGAGCCTCGAACAACAGGGGGCCTATCTCAACCTGCTCTGTCACTGTTGGGACAGCGCGGATTGCTCCCTGCCCGGAGACGATGCCGCCTTGGCCGCCCTGTCGGAGGCGCGCGACCGGTGGAGCACGATCGGACCGGAGGTTCGCGCGTGCTTCATCGTCCATCCGAAGCAGCCCGATCGCCTGACGAACAAACGCCTCTTGTTTGAATTCAAACAATTGTGCCGGAAACGACGTGAGCGACAGAAGTCTGGACAGATCGGTGGTGCCAACAGTGGCCGAAGTCGCCGGAATTCCAGTGCGAAACAGGTCGAAGCTCAGCTTCCTGTTTGCTTCGATTCTGCTTCAAGCAAACGTGAAGCAAAACGAAGCTCTTCATCTTCATCTTCATCTTCATCTTCGGATTGGGAGAAGAGAAGAGATCGGATTCGGAGTGGGGAGGGGAGTGTGAGGGGGCCCGCCCGCATGCGGCAACTGACCGCGCTGGAAGCGTTGACATTGACGCCAGAGATCCAGACCTGGGCCATGAAGACATTCGGCATCACGATTCCGGAAGACGTGTTGGACGAGTTTAAGGATCACTGGCGGCAGCAACCGAAATTGCGCGATGCCTGGACGGCGACATTCAAGAGCCGCGTTCGCCAGCTCGTCGCCTGGGGCCGATTGAAACCGACCAGTGATGCGTGGAAGCGCGACTTTCTCGCCACGGAGGCTCATGCATGAGAAAAGCCGACTTCATGACCGAATTCGATCGGCTCTGTCGCGGATTCAAACACGAGTCCACGCCGGAGCAGGCTGAAGCCTGGTTCGCACTCGTATCCAGCACCGATCCGGCCGATTGGAGCACAGCCGTCTCGATGCTCCTCTGCGCGCCGAAGTTCCCCTACCGAGACGCGGTGCTTCACGCCATCGATCAGGCGGCCACGGCCCGCCGCGCCCGGGCGCGGCAGTGCGAACGCAAGCAGGCGGAACGACTCGTGGAAGAGATGGCCGGCGGGGCACGTCTCTCCCCAGTGCTCTTCGACGCGATCAAGGCCTGCGGGAGCCGCGAGCAAGTGCGGCACTATCAGAGTTTGGTTCGCGCGAATCAGGGCCGCTGCCCCTTGCCGCCAGCCTCACAGGAGCGGGAGCTCGCACGGTTGCGGGCCGAGGAGCAGGCGTACACGCATTCCCTGGCCAAACTCCTGCCGCAACTCGATCAGACTGAGCTCACCGAGTTCATGGCGCGGTATGGTCCAGAGGTGGCGGCGTGACCTGTCCGAAGTGCGATTCGAAGAACGTCGTCCAGGCCCCCGATGAAGCGCCGTCCAAGGCCGTCTCCTGGATGAAGTGCTTCGCCTGTGGGAAGCGGTGGGATGCCGCTGGTGTGTTGGCGAAAGAGCTTGAGCGCGTCCACGAAGAGGATGATCCGAAGCTCGTGACGACGGAATCGGATGATGATCCCGATGCGATCGCGTTGGCCATGGAAGATGTCCATTGCAGGTCACGTGTCACGCGAGGAAAGGATCGAGTGATGAGTAGCCACAAATGTTCGGTGTGTACGAAGGACGCGCAGCCGGGGAAGAAGATGTGCGCCGGGCACCTGCAGGCCGCGCGCGAGTATGCCCGGGCACGCTATCAGCGGCTCAATGGGATGCAGCCCAAGGAGCGTGTGACGCAGAAGAAAGCGGCAGGGGGGCAGCCGCGCGATCTCGCACCAACGCAGGTAGTGGCCGTGGTGAACGGCCATCTGGCGAAG